TAATTAAAGGAACTTATAATAGAACTGAAAAATATCATAAGAACCCTTCAAATAGGAGAAAAACATTAAAAAATTATAAATAATTAGCATATTTAAAAGTCGGCGTTTTAAATGTGCAAAGGTGTAATATATTCAATGTCTGTCTCTAAATCTATAATAACAGGTCTAAAAGTATCATCTTCAAAATGGAACAATGATATTTTACTATTTAAAAAATTAACATCATTCATCAATGTATAACGGTAAAATTTTATTTTTATGTCCTTTTTAATGCAATCATTATATACATAATCTATTTTATTCTAATATTGTTTTTCCAAAACAATATAAAAACATCTCATTATGCTCATATAAAATGACGGAGAAAGATATTGCTCGTGACGATGACATCATCAAGTCAGATGAAGGTCTGATTTTCAATCCTTATAACCCACTCAATGTAGAGATTACATTAAACGACGTTCAATGTATTCTTACCAAATATGATATTCCTACCACTGTTCATAATATGGAACTTTATAAGCGCGCATTTGTACATCGTTCTTATACGAAACGCCCTCAATTTGAAAATATGCAGCAAAATATTACTGTAGTAGAACGCCCTCCGGATTGTATGCCGCTCAAAAGCAAATCAAATGAACGTTTGGAATTTTTGGGCGATGGCGTCTTAGAACTCGTCACAAAATATTATTTATACCGGCGTTTTCCCAAAGAGAATGAAGGCTTCATGACAGAAAAGAAAATTGCGATTGTTAAAAATGAAGCTATTGGAAAAATCGCGCTAGAAATGGGGCTTCAAAAATGGTTGATCTTATCTAAACATGCCGAAGAAAAGAAAATACGCACTAACTTGAAAAAACTAGGATGTCTTTTTGAGGCCTTTATTGGCGCCATGTTTTTGGATTTTAATAAAATACCTGTGAAGGATAGTGAAAGCTGGTTTTCGCAAATGTTTGTCACGGGGCCTGGTTTCCAAATGGCGCAAAAATTCATTGAGAATATTTTTGAGAGGCATATTGATTGGATTGCGCTTATTAAAAATGATGATAACTATAAGAATATTTTCCAAGTCAAGGTACAGAAGGAGTTCAAGGTAACGCCTCATTATTTGGAGATTGAACATGACACCGAATTGGGTTACCGTATGGGGGTCTATTTGTGTCTGGGTCAGCCCATTTATCATTTGACCCACGCAGATGCGGTAGATATGTCTTTTTTCAAAAATTTCAAGGCGGTGCAAGATTATGTAACAGAAAATGGAAAGGCATTTATCTTCATGGGTGAGGGACAACATAAGATTAAACGCAAGGCAGAACAGATCGCATGTAACGAAGCCATTAAATATTTGGATTTAGGGACGGATACAGACATTCAAGTCTAATGGCGTCGTCGTTTTGTATATTTCTTGTTACGTCTTCTGATATGTTTAGATCGCATTTTTCTATAAGATTTAGTTCTTCCACCTATCATTTTCTTGCTTAAAAATTGAAATACTAATACTGGCTCACCGGACAGACCTAAAAAATCTTTTCCTTTTCCCAAAGTCATATTTCTCTCTTTTATGGGACCATAAGACTTATTTTTGTTTGCCTGATATAACTCAAAAATATAACGATGTGTCTTATCATCCGGAGGGTTAGGCCCTTTATATTCAAGTAATGTATCGCTTGGTTTAAGATTATCATACTTTGCAATCCAATGCCAATGAGTACCATGGGTTGTATCAGGATCATACATGATAAGAATATAATCGTCGTATCCAATATATTGTAATACAATTTCCGGCTTATTTTTGGCCTGCAAAGGTGTTAAAAAATCATTAAAATATATAATTTTATTGTTGTATTTCACTTCCATATATTATATGCTGCTAAATAATAATATATAAATTTGTAAAACCATAAAAATTTATATATTCAAATTATATAAGTGATGAATCCTTTAGACAAATTAAAACAAAAAATGATGGTGAAACCAACCGTTCAAGAAAGAGAAAAGGTTCGTGTTGTTATAAAAGGAGAGAAAAAGAGAAAAACGAGTAAAAAAATGGAGGGTCCGGTTATTGAGCTAGAAATAGGAGAAGAAAAGTCCGAACCAGATTCCGCGGATCTTGAAGTTGAAGTCGGCGAGGAAGAAGAAGAGAGAGAACCAAAGCAAAAAATGGTTATTATTGATGCTACTGATCAAGGTTTTGACCGCGCCGCTCTCATGCAAAAACTTGCTGAAAATAAGAAACGAAAGGTAACCATGAAACCTTTGTTAGAAGAAAAAGAGCAAGACGAACCGATTCCAGCGCCTCAAGTGAAAAAGGCAAAAAAGGCGAAACAAGTCCAGAGAATCATTATTGAAGATGATGACGAAGAAAAGGAAATCATTATTCCTAAAAAACAACCCAAAATAATTGTAGAAGAAGAGGAAGAAGAAATTATAGCAGCTCCTAGAAAGAAAGAGAGAAAAACAAAAAAGGTAGAAAAAGGGGTCGCCGTACTTGGTCCCGAGGTCCTTGTTGAAGTTGGTGACACCGCCATCCAACAACGTTTGCCTAAAAAGGGTCTGCCAGTTAATATACGTGTTTCTAGTTATTATATGAACAATCGTGAGATTTTTATAAACTTTATTAATTCTTTATTTGAACCTTATCGTCGTGAGATACAAGACAAAGAAGAAAACATTTCATGTGATACTATTGGCAAAACAAATACTTCATTCTCTCTCCTTACTCACCAGAAGATTGTGCGAGACTATATGAATTTATATACTCCTTATCGTGGGCTTCTTTTATATCACGGGCTTGGATCAGGTAAAACATGTACCTCTATTGCGATTGCGGAAGGTATGAAGGATGCAAAGAGAATTATTATTATGACACCTGCATCTTTGAGAAGAAATTATATGGAGGAATTGAAAAAATGCGGTGATCTTTTATACAAGAAAAATCAATATTGGGAGTGGATATCCATTGATGATAATCCAGATGCTCTTAAAACAATATCGGTTGTTTTAAATTTGCCTATGGAATATATACGAAGACAACGTGGCGCTTGGTTTATTAATATTAAAAAACCATCCAATTATGAAGAATTAACCACTAATGATAAAAAAACATTGGATGATCAGTTAGATGAAATGATACGCAACAAATATACGTTTATAAATTATAACGGTCTCCGCATGTCACGATTGAAAGAGATGACAAATGATTTCACTAGAAATTTGTTTGATAATTCGGTGGTGATTATTGACGAAGCACACAATTTGATCAGTCGCATTGTCAATAAAATTAAAAAAGAAAAGGATGTCCAAGAAGATGAACGTGGAGAGAAAGAATTACCTGCAAAATATATGGCTACCAAATTATATGAATATTTGTTGAGTGCTAAAAATGCTCGTATTGTTCTTCTTTCTGGAACACCTGTCATTAATTATCCAAATGAGTTTGGCATTCTTTTTAATATTTTACGAGGCTACATCAAAACATGGTACATACAACTTGATGTCAAGACAACAAAAAAAATAGACAAAAATTCTCTCTCTGAACTCTTATTAGGAGAGAAAAGCCTTGACTATCTTGATTATTCTCCTTCAAGCAAAATACTCACTATCACACGTAACCCATTTGGGTTTAAAAATAAAATCAAAAAGGATATTGGTTATCAGGGCGTTAGTAATGTGAAAAAAACAGAAACAGGCACACAAGAAATTGATACAGATTACATAAGTGACGACGATTTTGAACGCAGAATAATAAGTATTTTAAATAGAAATGATATTGAAGTCATTCCTCAAAGCATTAAAATTCGCAATAAAAAAGCACTTCCGGATACGTTTGAATTATTTGAAGGTCAATATATTGATAGTGTCACTAAAAAGTTAAAAAATGTAGATGCACTCAAAAGAAGAATTATAGGATTATCTTCTTATTTCAGAAGCGCTCAGGAAAATCTATTACCTCGTTTTAATAAATTGCTTGGAGTAGATTATCATATTGTGAGAATACCTATGAGTGATGTTCAATTTAAATTATACGAAGGATTTCGTCGCATAGAGAGAAAAATGGAAAAACAAAGAAAGAAGCCTGGATTAAAGGACGATTATGAACCTACTTCCACACATCGTATTTTTTCGCGTTTATTATGTAATTTTGCCATTCCGGATCGTCCTACGCCAGCAAAGAAGGTAAATATTCAAGGTGAATTGAAGAGAGGAGAAGAAGGCGAAGAGAGAAAAGAAGGTGACCAAGATGAAACCTTATTTAAGGATCTTCTAAAGGCGGAGACGGCAAAAGATGTCAGTAATGAAGAGGAAGGTGAAATAGAAGGCGACCAAATTCTAGATGAAATCGGAGGCACCGATTATAAAGAGCGACTTCAAAATGCTATTAATAATATTGAAACCCATGCGAATGATTTTTTAACACCTGAAGCCTTACAAACCTATAGCCCTAAGTTTTTACACATACTGGAAAATATTAAAGATCCAGAATATATAGGTCTTCACTTAGTGTATAGCCAGTTTAGAACAGCAGAAGGAATTGGTCTTTTAAGTCTTGTATTAAATAAAAATGGGTTCGCGCGTTTCAAAATAAAACAGGATGCAACGGGCAATTGGAAAATAAATATTCCCGATGAAGACCTCGGTAAGCCGACATACGCTCTTTATACGGGCACAGAAACCGCAGAAGAAAAGGAAATTATCAGAAATATTTACAACGGTGATTGGGAATATATTCCTACTAATATTGCCAATGAATTGAAAAAAATCGCCAATAACAATAACATGGGTGAAATTATCAAGGTCCTTATGATTACATCCTCTGGTTCTGAGGGCATTAATTTAAAAAATACTAGATATGTCCATATTACAGAGCCATATTGGCATCCTGTGCGTTTAGAACAGGTAATCGGTCGTGCAAGACGTATTTGCAGTCATAAGGCACTTCCTCAGGCATTGCAAACCGTGGAGGTATTTGTTTATTTAATGATATTTTCAGAGGCGCAAATTAAATCCGATGATGCTATTGAATTGAAGCGTCATGATTTGAGTAAGGCTACCCCCAAGGTTCCTTTTACAAGTGACCAATATTTATATGAAATATCAGAAATCAAAGCTAATTTGACGAGACAATTGACGGATGCCATTAAAGAATCATCATTTGATTGCTATATTTATTCTAATGGCAATTGCATGAATTTTGGCGATCCAACCAATCAGAAATTTTCCTATGTTCCTGATTATGCAGAGCAACAAAGTGATATTACTGTTATGGCCAATAAACAGAAAATAGAGTGGGTAGGAAAACCAATAACTCTTAATGGTATTGAATATGTTTATCGTCGTATTAGTCCAAAGGTATTGAATATTTATGATAAAGCAAGTTATATGCAAGCATTAGAGAATTCTGGAATTATGCCTGTTCAAATAGGAACATTAGAGATTAATGAACGCGGCGAACAAGTCTTCAAACAATTGGTTGTTTAGATATAATTTTAGAAAATTATTTACATTTTAAATATATATATTATATTAAATGTTTGATTGTGTGATACTTATTCCTTATAGAAATAGGAAGGAACATCTTGATTATTTTTTGCAAAATTCATGGCCATTATTGAAACAAAATTTACCCAATTCAAAATTATCAATTATAGAACAAGAAGAAGGTAAATTATTTAATAGGGGAAAAATATTAAATGTTGGTTTCAAAGAATATATGGACAAAACCAATTATTTTATAACTCATGATGTTGATGTAAATCCATATGAAAAAACAATTCATTTATACAAAATTGTTCCGAATAATAATGAAGTGGTTGGTATTTTTTCATCGCCTTGTATGACATTAGGAGGAATTATTAAAATATCTAATGAAATAATCAAAAAAATAAATGGATTTCCAAATAATTACTGGGGATGGGGAGTTGAAGATAGGGCATTATACAATAGAGCAAAACATTTTGGGATGAATATTCATTATAATATTTTTTCAAATTCAAAAGAAGCAACAAGTATGTTTAATAGATTTAACAATATAGATGACAGGAAAAGAGATAATAATTTTTCACAAAGAACTCATTTTGAATATAGCATGTTTCATGAAATTAATAGGGAAGAACAATACAATCATATAATGAGAAGCGGATTAAATAATTTAGAATACACTATTTTAGAGAGAATAAATTTGCAGGATGATGTTGAAATAATCAAGGTTTCTATTTAATAATTTTATTTTAGACATTTATAAAATTATTGACTTGTTGTTTATTAGTTATAATTATTATATATATATTCATCATCCCACTTATTATGTCTGTGTAATTTAAAGCCCTTAGATGTTAATAAATTATTAATTTTATTTTTATAGCTAGTAATATTTCCATGTTCAACTGTCAAAAATTTAACTTTATGCCTATTGAAATCCCATGTTTCTAAAATTGAATATTCTGCTCCTTCTACATCAATTGATACATAATCTATTGAATATATATTTCTTTCACTTAGTAATGTATTTATATTAATTGTCTTTACATAAATTTCATTTTTTGTTCTATATGATTTTTCAAATGCAACAATACTTTCAGGCTTTATGTCTTCTTTAATTGCACCAAGTTGCTCTTTTCCTCCAAGTATTTCGTCGCCCATAGGGATTATAAAACAAACCAAATCATTGTCTTTTTTATATAATGCTTTATCACACATATAACAATTTCTATTTGCTTTACATTTTTCTACTAAATTTGGGTTACATTCTACTATTATTCCATCCCAATATAAATTTTTTTCTAGAAAATAAGTATTGCTTCCAGTTATTCCATCATAGCCGCCAATTTCTATAAAAACACCGTTTTGCTTATATTTTATTATATTTTCTATAAAATATTTGTCTTGCTCAATTTGAGAATAAAATTTAAGTTGTTTTCCTTGATAATTTTCGGTATGATTATCAACATGATTAATTAAAGATTTTACTATATTAACTAATTTAATTTGGTAATTAATGTCGTTAAAAAATATTTTTGTAACATTCTCCAATTCATTATAATTTATGTCAAAATTTATATATTTATTTAATAATGACCAATATTTTTTGAACAATTTTGCACCTTCAAAATAACTTCTAAATAATTGTACATTATGTTCAGGGTCAAGTAAATGAATTGTTCCATTTTTATCATAATTTGATGCACTTCCATGAGGCGCTAATAATAAATCTTCTATAACAGTTTTTATGTTAGATATTTCTGATGTATGTTTATATAAATAATTTTTAATATATGAATCATGTGATAAAAAACACATGAAATAATAACAATCATTAAGATTTAAACTATTAAATGTTCTTCCAGAACCTTGCAAATCAAAAACAAATTTTTTTCCTATTATAGAATTTATTTTATTTACTACAATGTCTTTATTATTTTTAACTAATAAACGGCTGAAATATAAATATTCAGTTTTATCTGATGGAAATAAAATATTATAAAATTCATGAAACCAATATCCATCGCGAGATAAAAATATAATAGTTTCTATGTTATTTTTTTTGCATATATTTTTAATATTTAAGCAAACAATAAGTATAAACGGTAAGACATATTCAAAAAATGGTACAGTTAATTCATTATGATAAGAAACAGATAACCGTAATGCTCTTATAGAGTATGCTAAATATTTATTTATTTTTAATATATCCTTTTCTACTGAATTTAAACCAACATTATTCACATGAATTGCATTAATATTGTTAGCGATTGGATTTTTATAATCACTTATATAATTGTCTCCGTAATGTAAATTTATTTTTGAAACAATTTCTTTATTTTTCCAAAAAGAGTTATCGCTTTTGCCGGAATATGTTACATACAATTTATTTTCTAAAATTTTGTGCTTATTAATTAACTTCATTATAAATTCTTGTGACAAATACATGTCACTAACTAATATATCATTTGTTTGAACCATGTTCAAATTTTCAATAATTGGAAATGATAAATCAAACTCTAATGTTAATTCTAAATTTTTAATTTCTTTCATACCAAAACCATAATATTTTTCTAACAGTATGTAAGTTTCGTCAAAATTTTTTGTTTGGCTTTCAAATTCTATTCTTTTATTTTTACACCTTTTCTCATTTAAAATGCCCTTTTTATGGGAATGAAAAAGTGTAAAGTCAATAGTAGGAATTACACCTACGATGGTCCAACTTTTTCCATTGAGAGTGCAATGGTGAAGGACGCTTTAGTGATTTACTACACTCCTCATTATGAGACTCATTTGTTTGTCTTCGGGACTCACTCATAAAGATTCATTGTGTGAAGTTGGAAAAATCAAGGAAACCATTACTTATGTTATCAAAACATTTTGTCTTTATATTGTTTTACAAAATATTAAATGGGCATTTTAAATGAGAAAAGGTGTAAAATTAGATAGGCATTTTTTATTCTCTATTATATCAAATATGTTATGTCCCTCAAAACATAACCTTCCTACTAAAGTATCAAACACATCAAATGATGTTATTTTCATTATATAATATATAATAAAATATTATAATTCAACTATAAATGTAGTTAAAAAATGCACAAATTTTGACAAGAATGTTATAGTTAAAATAATAAATGTAAAAATAAAATGCATCTAAATAATCTACTCCTCAACCCCAAAAATCGCATCCATATAGTCAATAAATTCAATCTCATGCGCAGCCGCCATTTTTTCAACGCGATCAGGATTCAAAATGTATTTATTAAGGTCGTGATAAAATTGTCTATTGTTTTCTTTCATTCTTTCATAATCTGTTGGAGGCATCCTATCTAAAATATATTCCAACTCGGCGACTACATCAGTAAAGAATGCGTCCATACAATGTATATCATCGTCTGTATTATCATATCTTCTGAAACTGCGTTTAATCTCCATATATTCTTGAAATAGTTCTATGAAATGCATCATATTTTCTTCCGGATATTTGAGAAAGTTTTTTAATATAGTGAGCTGCTCTCTGTTCTCCGGGTTATATAGATCTGCATCTGACTGAAGCGCTGATATCCAACGCATATGCGATGTTAAAAATTGACGGAAATGTTCAAATCTTGCAGTTTCTCTGAATGTCTCCAAAATATCTAGAAGTATATACCGTGTATAATTTGGCTGGTCATCAAAATCATTTGTTGTCTCCATTTTAAGAAAGTTGATTGAATCAATGTTTTATCGTTGCCTATTTTTCATGGAAGTTTAAAAAAGCATTTCAATTTTTTTGTTTTTTATTTTTTTTGTGTCCACTAAAAATTTATTTTTTACACAGTAATAAAATTTAATGTCAATCATTTGCAATAATCACATCCAAATAATCAAAGAATTCAAGACCAAACCTGCGAGATATTTTTTCAACGCGTTCCGGTTTCAATACTACTTTATTCAGTTCGTGATAAAACTCACGGTTTTTTTCTCTCATGTTTTCATAGTCATTTGGAGGCACTCGCATCAAAATATCTTCCAATTCGGTTACTATTTCAGTAAAGAAATCCGCACTAGAAATGGCATAAGCTTCCTCCATGGTGGTGAAACGAAATGAACGATTTCCGGTTTGTTTTTGAATAAAAGCTTCTTTCATTCGTAAATGATCGTTACACGTGTCAAAGTTATATTGTGGAATGATCGCATCCGGATCCTTTAGAAAGTTTTTTAAATCAGTAACACGCTCTATATTGAACGGATCATAAAAATCCGCATCACTATTCAGAGTGAGTAACCAATTCCTATAGGGAATTAGAAAGGTACAAAAATATACGTTCCTTGTATGTTGTCGGAATAAATACAAAATGGCGAGCAATTCAGTTCGTAATTTGTCGTTTGACTGCATTTTATTCGTCTTGTTATTATTCTTTGCATTTTATTAAAAAGCATTTCATTTTTTTATTAAATAAAAAAATGAAAAAATGTAAATCAAAATATATTTATCATATATGGATATAAAAAATTAATCTATAAAATAACTAAACGAATGGCTATTTATTTTAATAAAACATTGTTTTGCGGTTGTAAAATTGTGGCAGCTCAAAGTAGAGAAGAGAAAGGCTGTATATTTCTTGTGCATCACACATACAAATGGGTGTGCGATGAATGCTTTAAATTGCCAACTGAAACCCTGGATGCTAGATTGGAAAATATGAAAAAAAATGATGACAAAATATATGTGACGGTTATTAATGGCTGGTATAGATCGCCTTCTTCACCAACAGATTATTCAAGTGTTGTAAAGCGAGGATACGCCTCACTTTAAAATATAAATAATTTTACACCATTTCACTTTTTTTGCGCAATAAATCTAATATGATATTAATATTCGCATTTATATCATCTACTTTCATATTCAAATCATCAATTTGTTTTTGAAAATTAGGGGTGGTAGGCTCTGGAATTGTTAGTTTTTTCAACCGTTTAAACAAATCTACTTCTTCCGAATCATTATTAGAAGTAAAACTATCATTTGTTTGATAATAAACTTGATCTTCTCCCCATGTGAGTTGTTTCTTGGGGCTATCTGTAGGCAATTCTATGACATCATTTTGAATAATATTTTTATCCAATTCTTGATTATCAATTTTAATATATCGGATTTCGTTATTTCTTGGTAAATCTGGTCGTGTATTTACTGGTTTTAAATTTTTTGACAATGTACTTTCTGCGAATTCTTTTTGCATCAATTTCTCATTTTTAATAGAGGTTTCTAGAGGCTTTAAAAAATCTGGGTTACCATTTTGCTGCGCATTAGTTATATTATAAATATCATAATTACGCTGAGCGGTCATTTGTTTTAAAATATCTTCCATATTTTTCAGAGGCTCATCCTTTGTTTTATCCGAAAATTCAGGCACCTGGGGTTTTGGCAATGACATGGAACTCTCAAATTCATTCTGTCTTTTTTCGTAATCTTTATCAAATTGGCTTCTTTTCTCTTGTTGAAACACTTCGTGTGTTAAAGCTTGCGGAGCCAATAATTTTTCCGGTTTTTGTATTTTGCTCGCCGGAAGTTGCTTAATAAAATTCAAAATCGCTATCATGTATTTTTTATTCAAATCTACGAGTGATTTTGCACTCATTTTTTCGGCGTGATAAAATGCTTCAATATTATTGATAAACATTTGGGATATATTACGTTTCATATCATTGGGTTTGTTTTTGAATAATTCTTCTTCTGTAATTAAATCCCACAATATTTTTATATTGTCATCGCTTAAAAATTGTTTGACTGACATTGCTAATATATAAATAATAATTAAAGAAATTTATTTATATACTTTTTCTCTCAAAGCTTCTCATTAAAATATATTTTCCTGAATTGTTGCATATATTCATCCTTCAATATATGCGTTTTAAAATAATGATCTGTCATCTTATCTTCTAGCATATGCACAATAAAAAATATACTATAAATGCCGCATTCAGTATTTCCGTATTGATGTTCTACTGGATAATTCTGGTCAAATTTGAATTTAATCTTTGGATTCATTTTTAAGCCCTGGGCTTGAATTCTCTCTACAAGCTTCATTACTTCTGGCGGAATTTGGTCGCCAACACTATCAAAAAAGAAAATTCGTTTCTTTTTCACATTCACAAACATGCTCATCCAGTGTTGTCCTGGTTTATCATGAGGATCCGTATTAAATATAATTCCTATTTTTGTCTTTCCCGCTTTTACCAGTTTTTCCAAGTTAAAATTACACAATTCTTCCCAAACACATTCACCATATAATGTTTTTGTATCAAAATCAATCGGGGATGGCCCCATAAAGTCAAAACACTTGTATGCCCTTTCATATTGCTTCATAACTTTGATAATGTCTACACTTGATAACCATTCATTCGGATTTTTCTTCCATTCTTCAGGCCATTCCGGCGCAAATGAATCCTCCATCTCACTGCTTACTTTTCCGAATGCACCGCGTTGTTTTAACCAACATGATTCGTTATTACAAACATCACTCAAATACATAGATATTTTGTGATGAATTTCTTTGGGGTCATTCGTTTCTATTTTTGCGTCAGGATGACGGGCATTCCATAAATCGCGGAGTTTATATAGAGATTTATCTGTATAACATGTAAAATCATTTATCTCGTTCTTATCCTTTGGACTGCAATTTATTTTTTTTATTTGGGCTCTTTCAATTTGTGACTTTTTCGTCTTCCCTTGGAACCCTAAATGTTTTCTATTACTTCGGTGTTTCCTGTTTTTCTTTGTCATTTGTTTCTTCATACTTATTATGCAGATTTTTCTTTTTATCTTTGGCTATAACCCCCTTCATTTTGAGTGAAGGATCCTTTAAATCTATGTTTTTCTGTTTTGGCAGTATCATTTTCTTTTTATTTGCAGTTACCTTCTTCTTGACAAAGTGGTCTAAGGTATTATTTGCGGGAAGTTTAATGGAACGTATTAGCAATTTATCAGCTTCTTCCTTTGTTAAATGATCATCATTTAACTCAGGTATATCATTTCCAATAAGAACACTTTCTTCAATATTTTGATAATCAGACTGAATAATATCACATGTATCTGTATTTTTGAAATGTGTGATACATGTTTTCACAAAATTGTCAAACGCGTATTTGACATCTGGAGGAATACTTATACTATTTAAATTGTTACTAGCATCTTTTTCAATAAGTAGATCTTTTACTAAAGTATAAATCCTTTTGCGATAAAATTTTTTGTCTTTTTTATTGGCCGATTTACACATTTTACTTTTTAAATGACTATTTAATAAATCTCTATTTAGCAAACAATCAAGTGTCACTTGATTTACAAATGTCTCAGACATTATAATAAATATTATTACTTTTATATCTATTTTTATCGCAATAATATTTATTTTATACTTTTTGGTTTTATATCTAGCATGCCAGTTAAAAATACATTATTTTGTTAGGTCACGCACCTGCACACGCGTAGGATTGTTAAATAACTCGGATCCGATCACTTGATCATTTGGATTTGGATTAAAATCGCAAAAATTTGACTGTTCAAAAAGCAATGAATGGGTTTGAGGTGTTGGGCTTGGCTTAAAACCATATGTATATAAATCACTATTACTATTCGGAACATAAACAGCTTGACTACACTTTTGAAGCGCATATATTTGATTTCTCAATTCTGACTCCGTATTTATATTTGTTGCGAAGCCGGACCATGGAGCCTCTCTATTTCCTGGGTTAAAAACCCTGCTCACATTATAGGTGGGCTGATTGATAAGATTTACAGATAATTCTTTCCTAGGATCCACAATAGGAAAATAAGAATATTTCGTCATCACCGGGCGAACATCTATATAAGGCTGCAACATTTGGGACGGAATATTTCTGTCATATATTCTCTCATTTGTTTGTTTATGAATTTGCGAAACACATGGGTATCTTTGGTTGATCATTAATATTATTAAATATTATTTTATTTTATAATATTTTGCAAGAGAATTATATTCTAAAACAACCTAAAGCTATCTATATAATTTTTATATATTGAATATGTGTGGTATTTTTTCCATTCTAAATTATGAAGGAACCATTATTTCACCAGAGGAAATGATTAACGAGTTTTCAAAAGGGATGAATAGAGGTCCCGAATTTTCTATTCTTGACGGCGATTATCCGCAAATGAATATGGGATTTCACCGTTTGGCAATTAATGGTCTAAATAATGAATCTAATCAACCGTTGATTATCAATGGTGTTGCTCTTATATGCAATGGTGAAATATATAACTACAAACAAATTTACAAAATGATTGGAGTTGAGCCTGTTACAGACTCTGATTGCGAGGCAATTATTCATTTGTATATTCGTTATGGAATGGAATACACCCTTAATGCATTGGACGGAGTATTTTCGTTTATTTTGTTGGATAATAGGGAATCTACTAAAAAGTTGTATGTAGCACGCGACCCTTTTGGGGTGAGACCATTGTATCAGGTTACACTTATGGAAGAAGGTGCAAGCACCAAGACCATTTATGGATTCGCGTCAGAACTGAAGTGCTTACAACATTTTTATAATAAGGATTTTGTATTCAAAGAAATAATACAGTTTAAACCTGCAACATATAGTGAATTCATTCTTCCCCATAACGATTTTTGGGTTCAAAAAACATTTAATGCTCCTTATTTTATTCCGGCCTTTTCCCAAAGTCTTATTCTTAACGAGCATACTCAAAAACCTTTTATCATGAATATGTTTAACAATATTTCGTCACTACTTAATGCGGCTGTCACTAAACGATGTATTGCAACTGAACGTCCTGTCGCATGTCTTCTATCAGGCGGGTTAGATAGCAGTCTTATTGCTGCTCTTGTGAATAATTATTATCGTTCCAGAAATCCAAACCATAGAATAGAAACATACAGCATTGGTCTTAAAGGGTCGGAAGATCTTAAATATGCGAAAATTGTCGCTACTTATTTAAACACACAACATACTGAAATTATTGTAACGGAAGAAGCAATGGCGAATGCAATTCCGGAAGTGATCCAGGATATTGAAAGCTACGATACAACCACCGTGAGAGCAAGTATTGGAAATTATCTGATTGGAAAATATATTTCTAAACATAGTGAAGCAAAAGTAATTTTTAATGGAGATGGATCAGATGAATTATTTGGTGGATATTTGTATATGAATAAATGCCCAGATGATTTGGAATTTGACAAAGAAACGCGCCGACTTTTGCACGATATTTACCTATTTGATGTATTGCGTTCAGATAAGTCCATATCTTCGCATGGTCTTGAACCACGCACCCCCTTTTTGGACAAGACATTTGTAAATTATGTACTAACCATCCCTCCTTATTTCCGTAATCATAAAAATATTGATAAATGTGAAAAATTTATCCTAAGAAAAAGCTTTGACAGAGAAAACTTTTTGAACTATGAAGGTGGAGAACTATTGCCTGAAGTCATTCTTTGGAGGAAAAAGGAAGCTTTCAGCGACGGCGTTAGTTCTCATGGACGATCATTATATGTAATCTTACAAGAACATATTGCAACTCAACTAAACACAAATAATTTTAATAAACATGAAGATTACAAACCATCTATAGAGACAGAAAAATATTATTATAGGAGTATTTTTGAGAATGCATTTCCCAATTGCGCTCATATATTGCCTTATTTTTGGATGCCAAAATATACAAATGCGACAGACCCTAGTGCAAGAACATTGGACATTTATTCATCTACTTAAAAAAAAGCACTACTATATTGTAAAATAAAATTATCATTTTATAATATGGGCGAAAAAATGGAATACCAAGAATTTCTTTATGACTTGGTTGTATATAGTACATATTTTTTATACATTTTAGCTGCTTTAGGATTATTCGCTGCCGCGCCAGAATATTTATCTACTCTTGACAAATATACTAAAATGTATGTGTCATTATTTTTAATTTATCGTTTTAATCCTCTAAGAGAGGTGAAATTCACTAGTTTAGATAAGAAAATAGGATTTTCAGCTGGCATATTTATTCTAACTACGACTGCACTTAATCAAATGTTGGAATCATTTAGAGGACAATTACGTAATGTTGCAATGTCATTGAATCCTTTTAGAAGTCTTACTTCTCAACCTATGTAAATTTCGTCTTGTGACATTTTTTTTAACACGATAAAAAAAGTCCTCCAACTGATTTATTATTTCTTTACTAGTAATCGTTTCTACTTCCAATTCTTCCGGATCTTTTAAAATAGTTGCATATTTGTATTCAGACAAATATTGGTTCATTAAAAATATGAATTCACTCTTGTTTATTATAGTATTCTTGAATTTACTATTCAATAGTTTATTTATCATAATGTCAAAATCCAAATCATGAAAATAAGGCTTCAATTGTATATAATAAACAAACCTATTATCCATATTTTTATAATAATGATCATCCAAATAACATATATGTGTCGTAATTGGCAATTTAGTGCAGCGAATAAAATCGGTGTGTTTTTTTTCCTTGGATGTGCGGCATATTTCTATAATCTTTCCATCTACCTTAAATGCTGCAATAATCTGATCAAATAATTTATAATTTAATTTATTCTCAAAATATCCTGTAATATGATGAGCCCATTCTTTTTTCCCTGTATTATTTGTATATATCATCATTTTACGACAGCATCTAGTATGTTTTTGTTGTTTCAAAAAAGAAAGTATTTCAACTATGTTAGGTCTCAAAAATTCCGGATATAAATCTAAAATATAATTGAATTCTAACTGCGTTAGTTTTGGCTTTTTCATAAATATCATATATTGATTTAAGCACTCCCAAAATATACTAAATTGTGTAAAATAACCTAGAGTTTCATCCATATCAAATACTACTATTTTCATACTATATTATTGCAATTTTATAAATTAGGCAAAATAAATGATTTTATAAAAAATTATATTTTATATATATAGATTAGTAACTTATGGGAACTAAAATAACAGATAAAGAATATGAAAAGATTCTGAAATTTTACAAAGTCCCTATACCCAAATCAAAACGTTTATTGAAAAAGAAAGCAGAAAAAATATTAGGACAAAAATTATGTCGTTGTATCAAAAAGGTAGGTTTAGACGATGAATCCAAATCCATATCTATATGCACACGAACCATTTTAAATAGAAAGGGTTTTACACGAGGACGTTTTAAATGCAAAAATGGATCTCAAATTACATTAAAAAAAATGAAAAAAAACAAAACCCGCAAAATAAAAAGGTCCGGAAATTAAAAATAACTAATTATAATATAGTTGGTCATTTTTAGTTATTTTAGTTATTTAGGCATTTATTTTGAAAGATGATCAAGCGCGTTTAATAATACAAGTTCTTGAGTAGTTAGTTTTTGAAATATTAAATTTTCATCCAGTTTAATCTGAAAATGCTTTGAATTAAATCCTGGAGTTTTACAAACTAGTCTTACACCGTCATCCATAATTTTCATTTCACAAAAAATGGCTCCTTTCGTCAAGACAATTTTTTCAGGGTCATCAATTGGTATCCATCTTATGTATGTTCCATATTTTAGATCATTCATCTCGTCTATATATCTGTATTCTCTAAGTTTATTCATCATTGCCAATGTTTCTTCGCGAGACATATGCAATTCTTTTAAAATCTCTATGTTCATTTGTCTTATTTTTTTTGTATTTAAATCCAATAGTCCTTCATTAGCATTATCATCCAATGCTTTTAATAATTTTTCCACATCCATTTATAATCTTATATTTATGCTATAATTATATTTTTAAGTTTCTAAAAAATATAATTTTTACACACTTCGCTTTTCAGTCGCTTTGCTTTTCAGTCGCTTTGCTTTTCAGTCGCTTTGCTTTTCAGTCGCTTCGCTTTTCAGTCGCTTCGCTTTTCAGTCGCTTCGCTTTTCAGTCGCTTCGCTTTTACCAAGATCCAAATGAGCCACCCCCTAAAACTGAATTTGCTGCCATAGGACCTTCAAAGCTTTCCATCCCTGGAGTTGCCGCATTCACCAAAGGAGTAGTATCTTGACGATGCATTGCGTTAAAATCTGGCATTTGAGGCGCCATTGCGGTTTGCATTGCTACATCCCCTGCCATACTAGTAGGAGGTAGTGAATTTATACTCGTGCCATCTGTAAAAGTTGGTTGTGTTATCATTTGACTCTGACCGGAAATAGGCTGGCTCACTTTTACAGTAGATTGTTTTCCGTTCTTTTTCTTCTTTTCACCACTATCTGTTCCATTCCACAAATCATAAAGACGCTCAACTAGAATATTCACCTTCTCACCCAATTTTGTCTGCAAACTAAGAGTAATCATTAGAACTGCTAAAACAATAAAATGAATACTAAATGTTTCAGGGTATTCTATTTCACTATAAGTAGGAATAAAGGTAACCACGCGGTTGATTAAAAATAACCCAAAAAACATTGCGATTATTTGAATGATTACTTCCGCTGCAAGTTCTGCACTACTCTTATTATCGTCTGCCTCTGGAACATATTTTGACATTACCTTGTTGAGGGCGACAATAGGAATGATAGACAATAAAGTATATTGTAACAAGTTCAACATTTCGCATTTTGAATCATTATCAAAGTTGAAAACATATTTAAAAAAACTCTTTTTTGAATCGTCTGAATTATCCATATTTTATAAAAAGAAATTAAAATAACAAAATTGTATAATAAGTATTTAAAATTACCTCTAAATATTTAATTAAATGAAAAATCTCGGCATTAGTCCCGTTTTTCTCTCTGGCATCCCTTTAAAAAAGAAGCATGAGGAATATCAATACATTGAACTTCTTAGAAAGATTTTGCAAGAAGGTACTGATGAAATTGGGCGTAATGGCAAGACTAGATCTGTATTCGGGCATATGATGCGTTTCTCTCTTAAAGACGGGATCATTCCTATTTTAACCACGAAAAAGGTTGCATGGAAAACCTGTTTGAAAGAGCTATTATGGTTTATTCGCGGTGAAACTGATAATAAGATTTTACAGTCCCAAGGTGTTCATATTTGGGATGCAAATGCTTCTAAAGAATTCATGGAAAGCAGAGGATTATCTCATTATGAAGATGGGCTTCTTGGCCCGTTGTATGGCTGGCAATGGAGACGATTTAACGCGCCTTATGACCCTAAAACTGGCAAAGTAGCCGATTATGACGATGAATTTATGAATATGGTGGATCAGCGCGACAAAGGTGTAGATCAATTACAACAAATTATTGACGCTTTGAAGGATCCCAAAGAGAGAACGAGTCGACGCCTTGTTATGTCTGCCTGGAATCCTTGTCAGCTAGATCAAATGGCTCTTCCACCTTGCCATATTTTGTGTCAGTTTAATGTGCATGATGGCAATAAATTGAGCTGCGCTTTGTATCAGAGATCGTGTGATTTTTTCTTAGGAAGCAGCTTTAATATCGCATCATATTCATTCTTAACACATTTATTGGCAAAACATTGTGGATTAGAAGCGCATGAGTTTGTTTATTTTATGGGGAACGTTCATCTTTATGAAAACGCCATTGAGGCAGCTGAATTGCAGATTACAAGAGAACCATTTCCTTTTCCTATGGTTTCTATAAAGCAAGTTAGAGAGAACATAAATGATTATCAAGTGGAAGACTTTGAAATCAATAATTATCAATCTCATGATCCTATTAAAGTTGCGATGATAGCATAGTTGTTTCTTCAACATATTTATAATTATCAAATTTAGGATTTTTGGATTTAAGACGCCATAGTATGGTTGGTGCTGGTTTATTGAGTTGTCTTGCTGCTTCTGTAATAGATATATATATATTTCCATCAATTGAAATTTTAATAGTATTTGGAGGAAGCCTACCTTTATTTTTTTCTTTAATTTTTTCTATTGTTTCTTCTGAATGATGTTTTCCAAAAAAATGATTGTCTTCACCAGTATATTTATTTTTTCTACTCTCAGATAATTTTTGTTTTGTTTCTTCTGTATGGTTACGACCTTTAAAGTTTGTATTGCCTGTTTTGGCGATAGAATTATTTTTTTTAACTTCATCTGTATGCGTTTTTCCATACATTCCATTTCTTTCTCCAGATTTTCCATATTTTTCTCTTCTTTCTTCTGGTGTCATTTTACTAATCGTTTCTTTATATGATTTAGAAATTTTTTCTCTAATTTTTTCTTTATCAGGATGATGCGTCATTAAATCCCCTCCACTATTATTGTAATTTAAGTTATAAAGAACATCACGAATACTTAAATCAGTTAAATATTGCAATTCAATTTCTTTAGCTTCTTCTTCTGTATCGCATATATGAATTATATCATATTTGAATTTATCTTCACCATCTAGATTGTAAGCTCTTTGTAAAAATATATTGTCGTGACAATTTTTTTTAAGTTTGCTACGATGAACGCAAAATCTTCTATCAATATTAGTTGAATACCCAATATAATACCTACCAGACAATGCATTCGTTATTTTATAAACTCCAATAATTGGTTGTTTATCTTCCATTTTATATATATTTAAGAAAATATTTATATGGTTTTCTAAGAAAAACATATAATCGCCTAAATATTTTGGTTCAAAATTTTTTCTTGTTGCATTTTCGCCTTTTTATTTAAGTATGCTGTTCTTGCCCATTTCTTTTTTTGTTCTTCTGTTGGTTGATATGTCAGTCTATATTCTTTTGTTTTTTGTTTAATTTCTTCTTTATTATTTTCATAATACGTTTTTTTATATGCAGGAGCCGTATATTTTTTCAAATGTTCCTTGGTTTCTTCTAATTCTTTAATTAATTTTTCATTTTCTTCCCTCAACAATTTATTTTCCTTTAAAAGTTCTTCCGTATTCATTAACATATTATTACATGTTATTTTTATATAATTTTAAACTATATAATAGTACAATAACGATCCTATTAAGGTTGCGATGATAGCATAAATAATATATTTGATATATATATATATATATATATTATGGTTGCACCGCCTCCACCTCCCCCACCTCGTTTCATGCCTCCTACACAATATCCTAGTTTGCCATCTAGACATTTTTGTCAAACTGGAAGTTTAGCAGAAGGTGAAAGATATCATCCAGATCTTCATAATATGGGAACCACTCCAAGAGAGAGATGCGCTCATTTTTACCCAGAATACGCAGGAGGAAAACGAAGAAAAAGACATACTAATAGAAAGCGCAAAACTCGTAAAAATAAAAAATCAAGAAAACATCGCAGAAAATCACATCGTCGTCATTAGTATTTTGATTGCTTCTTGAAATGAGGTTTTTCTTGAATAATGTATTTTATACTCATAATCCGACAGCTTGAAAAGAAAATTCCTATTTGGACAAATAATAAATCTTCTCTCTTTTACAAAGATCAATGCTTCTTTCAAATTCATATGTTCATATCTCATCAAATAAGCAATGACGATAGTCGCAGACCTACTTACACCTGCCATACAATGCACAAGTACAGTCTTACCTTTTATAATATATTCGTAAATTAATTCTGTTATTTCATGAAAATAAATAGATATATCATGATCTAATGTATCCTCTATATCATATTTATGTATTTTCATAGTTGCCTCTATATCTTTACTGAAAATTATACCTTTAGCTACACAAACAATTATATCTATATTATTCTCTCTAATGAAGTCCATATTATTTGCATCCCACATATCTTCCAAAAATAATTTGCCTTTTAGTATTTCAGTCATATGCTATATCCATATATTGTTATATTTTTATATATTTTAGCATTTTTAGATATAATAAAAATTTTGTGCGTAAGCAATTTAAAAACAAAGTGTGCAATAATAATATTAAATGAGTAGTTCAAGATCTATTGCTGCCGCTAGAGCAAGACGTGCAGGAGAACAAGCACCACCTCCACCATCAAGACCAGGACAATCTATTAACTCCCATGCCGCATTTGCTCCTCCACAACAAGTTCAGGGAAGAAATGTTCGTGTTGCCCAGGCACCTATGGCTCCCCCGCCACAACAATATTCGCAACCCACTGAGCCCAAGGTTTCTAAACTTACTGTATCAGATGCAATTGGTCTTATTACATTGCGTCTTGGTCGTGTTGAAAGCATCTTGATTGAAATGGAACATAATAATCAAATGGGCGGCAATCAAATGGGTGCGTCCAATAATTCCGAAGCATCTTATGATAAAACCGCGTTGGCAAATATTGTTGCTCGTTTGGATGCCCTTGAAAAGTCATTAAAGGATATTCCACAGGCCAAAGAAGTATCTTCCATTAAAGAGGCGGTTACAGCATTAACTGTAAAACAATTATCCATTGAGCATAGACAATCCCAAATGGAGAAAGATGTAGGCGATCGTTTTTCTGATTATGAAGTTGCACTAGCAGAACTTGAAAAGCAACTTCCTTTGCCCGACGAAATAGTTTTGACAGAAAATCCCGAGATCCCTACAACAGAAATTAAGTCCGAGGAAAATGAAATTATGACAACAGATCTGAAAAATTTGGTAAAAATGGAATTTGCTGCAGAAACGGATGAACAATAAAATGATTATAATTTGAAAAAGGTTTAAAAGTTAAATCTATTATATTTATAACTATATCATGAAAGTAGTTATAAATGACAATTATCATAAATCTGTTATTGTTGCTCTTTTTAATTTACTGAAGAGTTGCACTAGTTGTGTTTGTACAATGTTTAAAAAAGGCAATCTACATATTCAAGGAATGGATAAAGCACATGTATGCTTATTTGACATCAAAATGGCCAAAAAATGGTTTCCAGAATATATTTGTGATGATGAAATCTATTGTTTTGATACACACACATTTTATAACATTATTAATTCAGCCGGCGAAACGCATAGTATTATTTTGTCTTCCACTGACGATGGAGACAATCTAGATATTGATCTTTTGACAACTCATGGGGGTCTATTCAATAAACATTTTCGTATTCCTTTGATTGATATGGAGTATGAAGTACTAGATATTCCTGAAACCGATTATGACGCAGAATTTTCTATTCATTCAAAGAAAATTTGCGACATTGTAAGTCAGATGACAAGTTTTGGGTCAGACCTTAATATAAGATGCAGTGAAGATAGTTTTGATCTTATCACAACCGGCATCATTGGTGAGATGAGTGTAAAGATACCTATCCATGATTTGACTGCATTTAGCATTAATGAAGGAGAAGTGATTAATCTAAAATATAGTTTGTCTTATATTAACAAAATGTGTTTGACAAATAAACTATCTAATGAAATTGATTTTTTTATTAGCCGTGACTGCCCTATGAAAATCAAGTATGATTTAGGAGAAAACAGTTCTTTTGCTTTCTACATTGCTCCAAAAATAAACGATGATTAGGTCATTCGTTTCCATTGACGAAAATTATTATTATTTTTATTTAAGATCATAAATGAAAATAATAATCGGATTTTTTATTTTTTGTATTGTATTATTTCTATATTTGCACATTCAGTTTCACCTAAAAACGGGAAATGATTTGGAGATGTATGAGATTGAAGAAACTTCTAAGGATAAATTAGAAGAAATATGCGATCTCAGACAACCGGTTTTATTTGATTTTGATAACAAAAAAATTATAGATACTACAAATAAAACATATTTAATAAATAATTATCATGCATTTGAAATAAAAATACGCAACATTAAAGATGCCAATGACACTGAATTATATGTTCCTTTGTCTCTACATTCTTCCATCAAATTATTTGATGAAGATAAAAACGAGTCTTATTTTTCTGAAAATAATACAGATTTTTTACAGGAAACAGGGGTTAAAAAAAATCTTCAATACAATGACGAATTTTTGAGACCTTATATGGTATCTAATTGCGACTATGATATAATGATGGGTTCCGAGAATACTTGGACACCTTTTAGATATGAAATAAATTATCGTAATTATTTTGTCATTACAGAAGGACCGTGCCAGATTAAGCTGGCTCCACCACAGAGCATTAAATATTTATACCCTTGTTACGATTACGAAAATTTTGAGTTCAGATCCCCCATTAATCCTTGGAAAATTCAACCCAAATATGCTGCTGATTTTGACAAGATTAAATGTTTAGAATTCACATTACAAAAAGGAAAAACCATTTTTATCCCGGCATATTGGTGGTATTCATTTAAATTGCACAAAGATACTAGTATTTCATGCTTTCGTTATCGCACTTATATGAATAATTTAGCTATTTCACCTTATATTGCTCTTCATGCACTTCAATTGCAAAATGTAAAACGCGACGTTGTCAAAAAGGTTAGTATAGATGAATTAAATGCAGAAATCAAGGAAAATAAAAAAGAGGAAACCAAAGAAATTGCTAATGTGGTCAATGAAAATGCAAATGATAAAAACGCCGTTGAAGAAACTAAAGCGTCTATGAATGAAATCATACCAAACGAGGCAAATCTAAGTTTTGGTTCAACTTTATAAACTTTGGGCAATTTTTATTCTCAATATAATGTAAATGAAAAGTTTAAAACAGATTTTTCGTTCTCTCTTCGGGAAAACAAGAAAGCGACGGACAAACCGCAAAAGACGTACAAGAAGGCGTACAATGCGCGGTGGATGAGGCGAGATTTCTACGATCATGCCTAAAATGTAAAAAAGAATACAAAAATATTCTGGAGTGACGATTTATTATGTCAAAAAAGACATTCTATTATCTGAAAATAGAATTAAAAAATTTGTATTTAATTATGTTCAAAGATGTATATATGAAAATCATATTATGCCGAAACAATAAAAGCTTCCAAATTTGTTTTTATTGTTATATTCTTTACAATAACCTTTTTTACAATATTTCTACACATAGAGCATGAAATTGTGTTTCTTGGTTTGCATGTTTTTAAAATATTTTCAAAACATTCGCCACAAAATTTATGATTGCAATCTAGTTTTACAAAACATGTTTCCTTTTTTTCTTCATAGCAAATGCCACAATCGCATACTGCATTTTCGTCACATGATGATACATTTAAATCTATATTAATATTTATTTTTGCATCAACATTATGGTGATAATAATTATTATTATTTTGATACGCATATTGAATTAAATTATCCATCAAATAACTAGTTGCGTCATTTTCATCAAATGCAATAAATTCTGAATTGAATATAGATTCTACTAGAGGAGGACGTTCATTATTGAATACATAATCTACTATTTTTTTTATCCAAATGTCTAAATGATCAATATAATTATTATTGTGACCACATTTTCTTATTGCAAAAGATCTCCACCGGTTCAAACTATGTATAGATGTTTGTGTCTTTCTATAAATAAAGACATACACATATGTTTTTCTATCTATGTCTGTAGAATCCGGATTTGACATAACATTTTCTTTTTCATTAAAAAGCATTCCTTCCATCAAATCTAATTGTGGATCATTGCAAGCCAAAACATCATGACCATAACGCTGACAAAATGAACATCTTGTCAAATTATTGCGTATCGTGCGAAACATGTTGAAATGTTGAATAGTTGTTATCATTTTTTGCACGAATTTTATCTGCTTTATTTTATTTCAATTTTTTAATTTAAAGGGCTTTAAATTGTTTCGCACAAAATATAATAAATTTGCCAACCTACTTAAAGAGGCTAGCAAGCCAACATGGTTTTATCTATCACCATTTCCTTTGCAATTTTTCGGATAATTTTTTCATTATGTTGTGGCTCATTATCCCCCTTTCCTCCCAAAACCTCTATCACTAATTTATTATATTGATCAGATCTCTTTGAATAACTTTTAATACAATCCGGGTATTGGGTTCTGAAAACATTTAACATTTTGGCATTCTTATGCATTATATATTTGAGAGCCTTTTTCATTTTATCTTTATTCTCTGTTTCCTTTTCCCATTTATTATCGTCTTTGATATACATGATTTCTCTCTTCGCGTCTGTACAATGGAGCGGCCTTTTGGTTATGTCAAGTGCATTTAAATTCTTTAAAATAATATTCGTCATACCATTCACATAACCTAATTCACCAACTTTCTCCAAATCGTCCAGATCAATTTCCATGGAATTCACAAAATCCATGATGTTCATCGCATCTTTACATGTTTCATTTAAAAATACTTGCAAATTGAATGTTTTGTTATGCGAGTTTGTTGTGTTATGTCCTGCATTTTTGGCCATTTCAATAAGTTGATTTTGAAGATTATTATTTTGCTGAAGTAATGTTATAATGAGGTCTTTTTCATTCAAACTTGAATTATTATCGTGCGAACTAATAATTTGATTATTTTCATTTTGTATTTTTTTGCAAGTTTTTTTGTGACTGTATAAGCTTTGTCTGTACTTATAAGAATTTCCACAAACACACTCATATTTATTCTCGGCTACTTTTTGGCTACTTTCGGCTACTAAATGTAAGTATTTGTAAGTATTTTTATGTTTGCGTGTCAAAATATGTTTGTCAAAGTTGGTTTTCTTGCTTGTAGAATAGTGACAACATTCACAAAAATAATTTTGGGCTACTTTTTCAGCTAAATCTGTAAGCATGCGTAAGTATATAAATATGGGACATTTTAATTTTATATTGTTTTTTTCTGAATAAAAAAAAATTTTATCGTAACAAAATGAAAATTATTTTTTTTGCACTCAGACGTTAAAAATTTTTTATCGTCACAAATCAAATATTTTCCGACATTTTGGGTTCACTTTTAAAAAATGGACAAAAAAAATGTCCTTTTTTCGAAAATGTTTTTCAGAATGGACCCAAAAATATTCAATATTTCGATAGGGGTCTTTAAGTTACTTTGGGAATTTATTATATTTCTCTTTTCCTATTTAAAGACCCTTGTCAATCGTTACTTCCCTCGCGATCCTGCGAATAATCTTTTCATTATGTTGAGGTTCGTTATCTCCCCTACCTCCCAAAACTTCAATGACCAATTTGTTATATTGATCAGACCGCTTTGAATAGCTTTTAATACAATCTGGATATTTTTCCTTGAAAACATTCAACATTTTGGCATTTTTATGCATTATATATTTGAGGGCCTTCTTTATTTTATCTTTATTCTCTGTTTCTTTTTCCCACTTATTTTCATCTTTAATATACATGATTTCCCTCTTTGCATCTGTGCAGTGCAATGGTCTTTTGGTAATGTCCAAGGCCTTCAAATTCTTTAAAATAATATTGGTCATTCCATTCACATAGCCCAATTCCCCGACTTTCTCCAAATCATCCAGCTCAATTTCCATGGAATTGACAAAATCCATAATATTCATGGCATCTTTGCACGTTTCATTTAAAAAGAATTGCAAATTAAAGGTTTTATTGTGCGAGTTTGTCGTATTATGCGAACTAACAGTATTATGGCCTATATTATTTTTCATTAATTCAATTAGTTCTTGATTTTGCTTCATTAGATCAACCACAATATTTGCCAGAATTTTATTTTCGTCTGGATTAACGGTTACAATTTCATTTTTTTCATTGTCATTTTTGGAAGAATTTTCATTAATACATTTTTTCTTATGACGCCACAAACTCTGACGACATTTATACTCTATTCCGCAATCACACATAAATAATGGTGTGGCAACTTTTTTCACCTTTTTTGTCTCATTTGTCTCCTTTATATGTTTTCGGGTTAATAAGTGTTTATCAAATAGGCTTTTTTTGCACGTAAAATAATCACATGTTTTGCATAAAAATTTTTGACAACCTTTTTCACCTTTTTTTGTCTCCTCTGACTGAATATGTATCAAAAGATGGCAGTCGCATTCGGCATTCTCACATGTAAAACCGTCGCAATATTTGCATGAAAAATTTGGTAACTTTTTTGTCTCCATTTTGTCTCCTAAATAGGATCTATATTTTATTTCTAAAAATAATTTTTATTAAAATTTTAAAATTTATCGTAACAAATTTTAAAAACTTTTTTTCGGAACTAGACCATAATTTTTTTTTATCGTCACAAATGAAATATTTTCCGGCATTTTGGGTTCACTTTTCAAAAATGGACAAAAAAAATGTCCTTTTTTCGAAAATGTTTTTCAGAATAGACCCAAAAATATTCAATATTTCGATAGGGTTCTTTAAGTTACTTTGGGAATTTATTATATTTCCATTTTCATATTTAAAGGCATTGAATTGCCTTATCAATGGTTACTTCTCTGGTAATACGACGGATAATTTTTTCATTATGCTGAGGCTCGTTATCTCCCTTTCCTCCCAAAACCTCTATCACTAATTTATTATATTGATCCGATCTTTTAGAATAGCTTTTAATGCAATCCGGGTATTTCTCCTTGAAAACATTCAACATTTTGGCGTTTTTATGCATAATATATTTTAATGCAAGTTTCATTTTGTCCTTATTTTCTGTTTCTTTTTCCCATTTATCCTTATCCTTGATATATACAATTTCTCTCTTAGCATCTGTACAATGCAAAGGTCTTTTTGTAACGTCTAATGCTTTCAAATTCTTTAAAATAATATTTGTCATACCATTCACATAACCCAATTCCCCCACTTTTTCCAAATCATCTAATCCAATTTCCATGGAATTCACAAAATCCATAATATTCATCGCATCTTTGCAAGTCTCATTCAAAAATACTTGCAAATTAAATGTTTTGTTATTGCAATTTGTTATATTATAACAATTATTATAGCCATTATTTTTATTCCAATCTATAAAATTTTTTTGCAATTCATTGTTATGTATTAATAATTCTTTATTTTGTTTAATCATTTCAAAAACTACATTGGTTAAGGTATCCATATGTTCATCATGTGATTTTTTATGCTTACAGCTCCTTTTATGTTTAGATAGTCCCTGACTGAATTTATACTTTTTCCCACATTCACATACAAATTTATCGTTTGTTATCATTTCATTTTCTAACTGCTCGTTTTTTGGCTCGTTTTTGGATACATTGTATCCAAAATGTATCCATTTATGTTTATCGGTTGATAAATGTCTTAGGTAGTTACTATGTTTGTTACACAAATAGTCACATTTTTCACAATAAAAATTTTGGCTCGTTTTTGGAGCTTGAAATGTATCCATAATGTATCCATAGAAAAATTTGTCTAAATTCTTTTTTATAAAAAATAAAAAAATTATCATCACAAATTTTAAAAACTTTTTTTAAGGACCAGACCATAAAATTTTTTTATCGTCACAAATGAAATATTTTTCGGTATTTTGGGTTCACTTTTCAAAAATGGACAAAAAAAATGTCCTTTTTTCGAAAATGTTTTTCAGAATGGACCCAAAAATATTCAATATTTCGATAGAGATCTTTAAGTTACTTTGGGAATTTATTATATTTCCATTTTCCTATTTAAAGGGGCCATTAGATAAAAAATTGAGATTTATTTCCTCTATTGAATGGATATGTATGGATAAGATGACGACGTATAAAATACATATAAATGACCGGAATTATTCTTCTTGGGAGATATTTGACAATGCCACATTGCAAAAGGTTTCTCTCGTTATAGATCCTTTAAAGGAGAAACTATTCAGCAATGATGTTTTTATAATCAATGAAAATGGAAGTGTCACGATTTTGCATTCTACAGTGAGATCTGGACCGCCTTCTCCCGCAGTATTAGTCTTAGAAGGAAACAAAACCTATGGGAGATGCAAGCAAAATGATAAGAAGAATAATAAATTGTTGTATAAATGCATTCCAGATGACAAAAGACTACCTGCCTTTTTGGTACCTTATGAAATCAAGAATGTTGGATTTTCCAAAGTATTTGCAAATCTTTATGTTACCATTCAATGGGTGGATTGGGATAATAAACATCCTAACGGTTTATTGTCGCATGTCATTGGCCCAGTGGATGTATTGGATAATTATTATGAATATCAGCTTTATTGTAAAAGTTTGAATGCTTCTATCCAGGGATTTCAAAGGGCAACCACAAAAGCCATTGAGAAAAATACACACGAAGCATTCATTTCGAGCATCAGAGCTAAACACCCCAGTATTGAAGACCGCATGAATCAAGAAAAATGGCATATTATTTCTATTGATCCGCCAAGTAGTTTAGATTATGACGATGCTTATAGTATTCAAGATCTTAACGATGGAACGAAATGTCTAAGTATATATATATCAAATGTGACCATATGGATGGATGTTTTAAATTTATGGGATTCCTTTTCGCGGCGAATATCCACAATTTATTTGCCAGATAAAAAGAGGCCAATGTTGCCGACAGTTCTCTCGGATTGTCTGTGTAGTCTCCAAGAAAATGTTACAAGAATTGCATTTGTCATTGATATTTATATTAAAGATAATGAAATTATAGAAACAAAATTTTGCAATGCATTTATAAAAGTATTCAAAAATTATAGATATGAGGAAGACGAACTTTATAAGGATGCGCATTATTTGAAACTTATGGAAACAACCAAAGGATTGTCCAGAAAATTTAAGTATATACCCAATGTGCGTAATAGTCATGAGCTAGTTTGTTATTTGATGGTTTTAATGAATTATCACTGCGCAAAAAAATTGCTTGAACACAATACTGGAATATTCCGTTCCACGATCATGAAGAGAGAAATCATTTTGCCAGAGCATCTGCCTGAAGATGTGGCAAAGTTTATCAAAATATGGTCTAGTGCGAGCGGTCAATATGTGGATGGCAGTTTAATTTGCGAGCTAAAACATGATTTGCTTGAGATGGAAGCCTATATCCATATTACAAGCCCGATCAGACGTCTCGTTGATTTGCTAAATATAATCAAGTTCCAGCAATGTACTGGCATGATACAATTGTCGGAAAATATTGATAAATTCTATGAAAAATGGTTACATGATTTGGAATATATCAATGTTACTATGCGAGCTATACGTAAAATTCAGTGTGATTGTTCTCTCCTTGACCTATGTGCAAATAATCCAGATGTCATGGAAAAAGAATATGATGGTTATATTTTTGACAAAATAAACAGAAATGACGGATTGCATCAATATGTAGTGTTTTTGCCAGATTTAAAATTATCCTCCAGAGTAACTATGAGAGAAGAGTTAGATAACTATGAAAAAAGAAAATTTAAATTACATTTGTTTAAGAATGAAGAAACATTCAAACGCAAAATACGTATTCAAATGGCAAATTTATAAAATTGAAAAATATTATCTCCATTTATTTATATTATAAATAAACAAAGTGAATGAAAAAGCAGAACTATTTTTCCGATTATTCTTTTCCAAATCATGTATTTTTCCATTTTAAAAAATTAGATGACGGTCAATACATAAATATGACATTTAATTCCGATATGAAAATGAACGACTTTTTACAAGATGTTATTGAAAAATGTCAGTTTGCATTTAATATATCACCGAAAAAAACAATAGAAATTATAGAAGAGAGACCAGATGGTGCTATTCTTGATGAAAAAGATGAAACGCTTTTGAAAGACAGATATCAATACAACTATAAGAGCATGTGCTTTTACATTGGTGTAACTCGTTGAAATATATAATATTGTAATGATATAAAGATTTTTTACTATATTTATTTATACAGAGGTATTTTAAAAGCAATGGTAAAGGTTTGCGAATACAATTATCCTAAGGAAAACGAACCCAGTTTTTCCTGTTATTATGAAAATTATTCCTATGAATTACACGATTTTCAGAAATGGGCTATTGAAGGCATTGTCACCGGAAATCACGTGTTAATTACTGCTCCCACTGGAAGTGGAAAGACATTTGGCGGCGAATTTGCTATAAATTACTTTCATTCACAAGGCAAGAAAGTAATTTATACAAGTCCTATTAAAGCACTTTCTAATGAGAAATTTTATTACAA